TCAGCTCGGGACATTTATCTCACCATTAGTATGTAACGTATCAACATTATTAATAGCTTTTTCATTGCACCCTTGTGCTTTTAACTTTTCTGAAACCACAAACCGAATTACATGTCTGTCGTGCTTTTTAGCATGTACTTTCCCAACCAATCTCGGAAAGCCTTCCATTCCATTGGATATTTACTTGCTGGAACAACATGTAACCCTTTGTTTCCACATTCTAGGGCTCGATCAATGTTTATTACGTCAGCATGAGTCTTAAAACCTCTAACGAGTTCTTCAGCTAGAGGTTGGCATTCATCTTCGCTATATCCGCTATCTTTGAGAATTTCAACTATATACTCTTCCATTAAACTCATCCATGCAAAAGCATCTTGGATGTCAACTGCATCGAATTTTTCTGCTAAGACTTTGTAGGTGTATGGCGCATCTTCAACTTCTTTATCTTTGAAAAAATCTGTCACAAAGGCGTGTGCTTCAATAACTGATCTTGAAGAAACCAGTTTTCCGCTTTTTAACTCAGTTTGAGGGTCTAGTGGAGAAAGGTGGCTCATAATACCCATAACTATTTCATTGCCTGTTAAAGCAATTAGAGTACCACCGCTTGCAGCAATGTGAGGCACAAAAACTCGAATATTGCTAAAAACACTTCTCAATGCCCTTGCAACTTTGTAAGAAGAAATCATGGAACCTCCAGGACTATTAATTAAAAGAAATAGGTTCTTACAATCAGTAAGAGATCGTATTTCATCAATTGCTGATTCAACAGCAAATTCTTCCGAAATACCCATACTTGCACCGCTGATTTTGGAGGGCGTAACTTTCCGACCAACATATGGAGCAATAAGAGTCAAAAGGGCAGCACTATTTTTCTCAGAAATTTCAGCTAAAGTCTTAGCGATGTCTGAGTCGGTTTCTTCTTTAACATCGATAATTTTCTTGAGGGGATTAACCATAAATGCTCTTTTGCATATATGGGGCAAATTTTAATTTAAGCTTTATTCTTATCTCGAATTTCCAAAGCTTGCTCTTAATGAAAGTCTTCAGGAAAGGAAATGAAGTAAGCTTTATGTTGGGTAACTTAACAGTATCTCGCTGTTACTCCATAGGAATCATTAACAAATCTAACGGTGAACTGTGGAACAGATGGTGTGGTACAGTTTGAGCATTTGCAGGCTTAACCATCAGTAAACTTAGGCTTGAGATAGCTATCGTTAGAATGAGGAGCAAACCCAAGCTCTTGCTTAAAGTTCCCATAGTTATTGTGATTGGACTGAACTGGATAAAAGGCTATTCGTAAAGAATTCTTGACTAAACTACGTCAAAGTTTCTTGACTTGTTTTCTGTGCCCAACTATCACAGCAACAGAGAAGAGGAAAAGGAGCAAAGGCACCATCAACAACCAAGACAGCTCTGGAACAGAGGATGCGGATGCATCGGTTGGTGTTGTAGTAGCCGGGGCTGGAGTTGGCGAAGGCGTAGGCTGCGTCACCGGTGCTATAGAGAAGTTGACTGTGTCGGTCCATGAGACGGTGTAATTGTCGCTGCCAGGTGAGGTTGGCTTGAAGGGTGCGCCTGGTGGGTTAGCGCCGTGATAATTGTTGAGGCAGGCTTCTTCGTAGATCGTCAGTTGATGTGAACCGCTAGGTAATCTTGGCAATGGAACAGTTCCCGTTTCCACGGCAAAAAGTTGGAATCCTGCGGAGCCATTATACGTCAAGGGTATCGACCCCCTCGTGGTCCCGTCAATGCTGTAAGTCAGTAAGAACTGTATTCCAGCGCCACAGGTGAGGTTAAGGTTCAGTGTCAGATAATTGGAGTTGCAGGTTTCGTTGACTGGCGAGAACAAGGTTATTCCTCCTGCGAAGGTTATAGAGCCGTTAGAGTCTGCATTAACGGTGTGAACGCCAATTGCAAGCGAAACGGCCAGCAAGCAAAGAAAGAGAGCTATCAGCATTGTTTTCAAGTTCATGTTACATCCGGCAGCACCATGCAGCGCCACTCTTGGCATAACATGAAATGGGCGATATTACTCTTCTCATGGAACAAACTGTTCCACTGGAGGAACAACTTATCCACATAAGGCTGGAAGGTATCGTTTTACAATTCTCCCTTGAAGCCGCATACGAAGGTTCTTAACACATGAAAAAAATAGAAAAGGCTGTGCAAATAAAGGAAGGTCTACTTACTCAAGTTAGCGGGTTTTTCGATGCTTTCTAAGGAGCAAACTAACAATCACGAGTATTACTAAAGCAAGAGCTATGATTATTGATGCTAAAACTGGTTCGCTAAGAATCATTGAAGACGTTTGAATAGGAGTAGGTAATGTGGTAGGTGAGGGCAAAGGCAAAAATGGTTCTGTCTTAACTAAGTAAATTTTGCCAGTCAGAGGACTGCCAGGAATCATGTATCCAACACCTAATGCGGCAAGCGCTCCGTCGGATGTTTCAATTAGCGAAGTTATTGGAAGAATAGTAATGCCATAGTCATTTGCGAAGGTCAAGTTTTCTACCCACTGTATGTTGCTATTTGCGTCAGTTTTTGCAATGGTCTGAAATGAACTGTTGTATTGATAATCCCAATAAGCGAACCCGCCATCGCTTGTTTGGGTTCTGAGGTTGCTTGAAGTGTAGGCAACAATGTTTGGCATAGTGGAAGTAATAACGCCCAAGTTTGGCACTTTTGAATAATTTTGGACCCATTGAATGTTTGCTTGAGAGTCCGTTTTAATGAGTGTAGGCGTATATTTGTAGGTCGTGCCGTATGTAGACCACTGTCCGGCTATTTCATATCCTCCATCGCTGGTTTGGATAATGGTTGATCCTACAAACCAATCGATGGTTCTTTTCCATTGTATGTTGCCTGAAGAATCAACTTTGTAAACGGTTGTTGGTGTAAAGGTCTCCTGATAGGACCAACCTAAATCCATGAAGATATATCCGCCATCAGTTGTTTGAACAAGATTAGAAACTGATTCAATCCTATCTCCGTATTGTTGTTGCCATGCTATTGTTGGAGGAGAACTAGTTGTAGATTGGGCTTCAACAAAGCTGTTAGGCAATACAAGTGGTGAAAGCAGACAAATTAGTGCAAGTATCAAAGCCATAGTTTTACTCTTGTTATGCATAGTTGCTGTTAACAGCCCGTTGGCGATAAAAGGCTATTCGTAAAGGATTCTTGACTGAGTTTAGTCAAAGTTTCTTGACTAACAAACAGGCTAGAAGGTTCCCACTGCGCTTAGGACACCTTTGGCGCTGAAGCTATCGCTGACAGCACTCTTTTGGTCCCATTTGAGGTCTAGTTGGGTGATTACGACGTTGCTTACTGTGTATTTTGGGTTGCCTGTTGTTGTGCCTTTAGGACCAAGAATAATCGTGGTTGATGAAGGCGTCTGAGCAAGGGTCAAAACCGCATTATCAGTCCACAGCTGCTCAGCCTTGACCTCAACATGCTGATTAGTCGCCGCCAAAAGCGCCGGTTGCTGAGGATTTGTCCCACCGCAAACAAACTCTTCAACACTGTCATTTTTTATGCTCAACGTTGCATTCTTGAGATTAGCCACTGCTGTACCGTTAACTTGGACGACGCCGTTCATCCCTACAGAAAGAAAACTACTCATCTTTCAATTCACCTCCCATAACCGTGACAACGCTAATCAACCAAGTGAGCCGTGCCATCAGGGCAATAGACCTTTTCACCCTTCTGAACCTGCCTAAACCGTTGCTTGCACTGAAACAGCGACAAAGCACAACCATCACAATCCCGACTCAACATATTTGATCACCTTAAACAATGAAGGTCTCTTGAAGCTGAACCAAAGCAGCTTGAACCTGCTGAGGAAACTCAGCCGCATGCTGCTCAATGCTGCGAGTTAAAAACAGCCGAGCCGCCATCCGCCTGGTCCCAAACTCCACACAAGGAGCATACGACGCCGTCGCGTAGAACGTCACCTGCAACGGATTATCCTGACGGTAACCCAACGTCGACTTCAAAAACCCTGTCCTAACAGGCACCAACACGTTAGCCGTCTCCATAACACGGTCAGCAACCAAACGCAACGCTCCGCCAACCGCATCAGGAAAACTTTCAACGTACCCAGCCATAGCTACGTCAAAACCCTGCAAGGACCCCGTAATCTCAAGCCTAAAACTCATTGCGGTAACACCTCAAACCAACTGCAGACAACCTTGAAGCATTCCCGTTGCTCATTCGGCCCTTCTAAACGCCCATATCCCCCTTCAAAAGTCATAAGCACAGCGCCAGGCAACACGGTGGCGTTTTGATGGATAACTTGCAGAATGAACTGGCGTATTTTCTCACGAGTCGCGAGGCAATTATCTGCGCCCCCTAAAACGCCACTATGCAAGAACAAGTCAATAACAACCGCTTCATGAATGAAGCTGGTTTGTGCCGAAAGAACTTCAGCTGAAACTGCATTAGGCGGATTATATGTGCCGATTATGGCTTTCTGTGTTGGATGCTGCGTCTCAGTCATAGTGTCAAACTTTTCGTGACGCCAGTCAACATCAGACACTTGCAAACCAGTAGCGGTTGAGCTCCAATTAGCCTGCAGAAGACTGCTGATCTTCTCGGAGAAAGTATCACTTGGTTCACTCAATTTCTTTCACCTTTAGTTAAGTTGAGTCCAGAAAATTGGACTACGTTTTTGAACCGATTTTTGGTTAGTCTACGAACGAGGAATTAAATAGCTAATTGCCATGAGCAACTTAAGGTCGGAAGAGGTTTGGAAGAGGAAGGAATTGAACGAGATAGGCAAAGAGCGGAAGTTTTTGATGCTCTAGGACATCCGACGCGTATCCTTATTTTGAAAACGTTGAATGAAGGAGCTTTGGGCTTTGCCGACTTAAAGAAGAAGACAGGTATTGAGAGCAGTGGGCATCTTCAACACCACTTAAGCAAGCTCAACGGTCTGATAAAGACTGATGAATATGGCAAATATTGCTTAACAGAGCAAGGAAAAGATGCCTTTCTTACCGTTCAAACAGTAGAGCATATGTCCTCAACAAGTGCTGTAAGAGAGAAAGCGCAAAGGCATTATCTTAACCGTAAACCTAGTTTGAAATCAATTGGCTTAATGCTTGCTGTAAGCCTGTTGATTGCTAGTTGTGCGGTTGCAGTGTTTGAGTACAATCAAATTATGAAGCTTAACAACGAAAATAGCTTTTTTAGATCCTTCAACCCGGAAGCTGTTGCCTTCATTAATGAGTTTGGAAATGTTATTCCTATTGTGAACGTTAATTCTTCTGTTGCCCCGCCAATTTCAGTGTATCAAGCGTTACAAATTGCCTTTGAATCTCAAGGGCTAAATAAAGAAGCGCTAAAGGGCATGGTTGTTTATGCTGACCTCATGATCGGCCAAACTGTTTCAAACATTACAAACATCGTTCAACAAGTGACAGAACCTGCAGGAAACTATTCCGATTTCAAAATCAACGGAACAAATTATGAATATCTTTGGGAAATACAAACGCATTATCATAATCAAGGAAGCATTCCAAGCATTCCACCGCTTGGTTTTACGCTTACATTTATTGATGCCTCGACAGGACAAACACTTCAAACTCCGCCAGTTGGATAGTTAAGCAAGGATTCTTCTTGAATTGGATTGATTGCAATGTATTTCAGCAAGCGCGCTAAAATAATCACAAGCCGATTAAGCGCACTACCGTTGAAAGCCTGCTTGACACCATTCACCTTGGCAAGAACAAGGTTATGATGATACAAATTCTGGAAACTGCAGCTCAAGGAGTGATTAAGCCTCCACGGTATCTGGGTACCTGACGGGCAGCTGAAGCCTCAGCGCTCATAGCGACCGTACTTACGTTCTGCAAGTTACTGATTGCATCCTGGCGATAACCAGCAATCGCCGTTTTAATCGCCTCGGCATAAGGCCCAGCTCTGGCAACACGCATGTCCCCGAGAAAATAATCGTATGCACCAACCAATGCACCGCCGACGCTTGCCACAAGGATGCCTAAGCACGCTAAGTCCAGGGCAGCCAGTTCCGCGCTTGGCAACCGCGGATCACCCGACCCTTCCTGCAAACTAGGCACTATGCTTGAAATGTACTTGTTCGCGTGGTCAACATGAGTTTGCATTGTTGCAACTGCAATTGTTAGGCCGTAGACAGTGTAGTTGTTGTTTGAGTCAGGGCCTGAAGCATTCAGGTAGCTAACAACCTCTGTTAAACAGGTGTAACTTGGGAAAGACATTGAATCAGTCCCTCATTGTTCAATAATGATCTGTTTTGCGAACTGGAAAGACAAGTGAGCTGATGATTGTTTATCTCCAGTAAAATTATTGACACGTATTTCATAGTGATTGTTTGATTGCTTTTTTTTGTTCTCGGAAACGGCAGAACTAAGCAAGTCTTATATTAAAAAATCTACAGAGAGGGAGCGGCGTTAAGTTTGGAGTGTTCAAGTTGCGGCAACGTTGCTCCCGAAGGTTCCGTTTTTTGCCCGGCTTGCGGTAAAGCTTTAGGGAAGCAAACAAGATTTCCTTTGGCTGCGGGAATTCTAGCAATAATTGGTTCATGTTTAATTTTTGCTTTTGGAATAGTATCGCTAACGGGTGCTTGGCTTGAATTTTATATAAATCGCCAAATTTATTTGCATGTTGGTGGTCCCTCTTTGCCGTTTCCTGCCTACTTTTTATCTTTTGGAGTATTTGCGATTGCAACCTTTGCATTTGGCTTAGTTGCTGGCATGTCAGCGATAAATAGAAAATTCTTTGTGTTTTCGATATTTGGGGTAAGTTTGCTAACAGTTTGCGGAATTTTAGTGTCCATACCATTTGACAGTTCGACGAGTTGGGAAATTGGATCACCCATAATGGCACTTTCGCTAGTAAGCGCTGTTCTAATTGCAAGATCAAAGACAGAATTTACATAATCTGCCATGTTAACGTAAACCGGCTAAAACGGTTCCAAACTTGAAAGATTGGAGCAAGAAAAACAAACCCTTTCAGCTTAAGAAAAAGATTAACTCGTGTTCAAGCCACTAATCTTAGCAATTGCCTCTCCACATACAATTACGGGGCTGTACCTGGTCGTCAAAGTCACGTCGACGCTGTCGAATTCCTGCTTAATCTCCACGTCTGACATCAAAGGTCGCTTGATAACGAAGAAACCCAGAGGACTGTACGAAGCACTCAAGTTTGGGCCAGTGCTCAAAACATAAGCGACGCCGACAGGAACCACATTGCTAACGTATGTGGTCAACCCGTAGATCGAGCCGACCATGCCGTTCTGCATCCCTGACGGCTGCTCGCCATACTGTGCGTACAGAGCAAACTGTGGCAGGTACATAACGTCTCGCGCGTTGATCGGGTTAAGCAGCAAGCTGTCAGCAATGAAATTATAGCTCTCAACAGCCGCCTTAGCCGTAAGGATATCTTTCGAGCCAGCGGTTCCAGCGACAGTAAATTCAGTACCAGTCGAGCCCATGCTTTTGCCAGTCGCAGCGTTCGAAGTGCCTGCAGCAGAATCAATCACAGTCATGCAATCCTTGTCAATCGTGTACGCCATACGCCTGGCCAAACGTCGCAGCTGGTTCTCAATCACTGGAATGTACAGGTCCTCAATGTTCTCGCGGCTGATACGTTCACGCAGACCCTTCTTGTAGGGAACAACCGTAAACGTCTGGTAAGGCGTAAAATCCATAGGAACTTCAGCGCCTTCCCCAACTTGGCTAATTGCGGCTGCTCGGCTACCGTTCTCTTTCACGAAAGTCGCGCTTTTACCAGCAGGCAGCGGAAACTCTGGAAGCAGCTTTTTGACTACCAACGCTGGCATGCAGAGCTCAATTATGTGCTTATGTAGGGCTGGATACCCAATCGCTCCGCTAGTGTTGAAAGTTAGAGCTGATTCAACTAACGCCATACAAAATCACCCTGTCACCAAAGAAGCACGTAGACCGTTTGCCCAGCAGCGGAAACAGTTGACAAAGCAATACCTATAACGGAAGTGTTCTTGCTCGCGTTGTCAGTGATGACTTGGCCACTTGACGCGCCGTTAGTGATCTGATCACCAGAATTAATAGCGCCGCCAGAAGTCGCCCTGCAAACCCCTCTGCAGACAACGCTGATCGGCTGACCAGCTGAGCCGCCAGTTAAGGCGATGCCAACAACCTTCAAACTGTTAGCAGCTGACGGAACGTCAACGGTCCAATCAGAGTTTATTTCGACAACTTGGCCCATCGTTATTGTAACGCCGGTTGCAACAGTCAAAGTTATTATGTACCGGTCGCTGACAAGCGGGCTTATCCCTTCAAAGATTGGTGCATTAGAAGACATAACAGGTCACCTATTGGAAACCAACAAGTTTCTTGTGCGCCTTCAGCAAGTCATTGAACCATTTGTAGTCGCCGAGAGCATCCGTCTGCAGCTGATCTACCGCCACGATGCCCTTGCCAGCCCTGCGCTTGGCAGCTTCAGCGGCATCCGCTTCAGCTTCCGCCCCTTCAGCCTGGCTACCGTCGTCATCTTGATCCTGCAGTTGCTTTTGCAGATCACTGATCTTTTTGCTCAAGCTCTTCTTAGTGGCTCGTTTGGCAACTTCAGCCTCAAGATCGGCAACCTTCTGCTTAAGAGCATCAACATCCGCGGCGGAAGCACCAGAATCGTTAATCTGCTTCTCTAGGTCCTGCAGTTGCTTCATGAAATCGTCGTAAGTCACTTGAGTCGGCTTTTTCTCTCCAGGAGCAGTGTTAGTTACGCCCTGTGCTTGTTGTGAAGAAGCACCTTGCTGAGCATTATGTTCAGACAAAGGCTTCACCTCATTTGCAATCAAAATTTGTTTATCAGGTTCTTGCACCTCACGGTTAGAACCCTCATCATCACCTGTTTTTTCAATAACAAATGACTGTAAAACACGTTCAAACCTACTGAGCAAACTTAGCTTGGCTTTTAAGACGGCAACATGGCTAAGCAACTCGAGACGGCGCCCGTCAGTCTGGCTCTTGTCCATCGCAGCTGCAAAGCCGACAGGGACAAAGGCAGTATCCTTGTAAGCTGGGCTAGCCACGACGCTGAGCTCGCGGACCTTAGGCTTGTGGATGATCTCCCAAGCGTCAGGGCACAAATGGACAAGCATGCCATCCTGCCGTGTCGGTTTATGACACTTGCTGCATTCTACTTCGTCGGAATCAACTTGAATGCTAACATGACTAACGTAGCCGCGCAGAATCTTCTCAATCAGCCGCTCCTCGCCAACCTCAGCCCGAAACATAACCCGCTGACCATCACGATTAGCAGCCGTAACCTTCCCGACAACCATCAAAGCGGATTCCGCATGATCCACACGCAACTGAGCCCCCTGCAAACCATCGGCGACAAACTGGAGATCCTGCTCAGGAACCTGCCACTTATTCGCATTCACCGACGCATCGATTGCGATGCCCTCTATATTGACAAGCTTCTCCTGCAGAGCCACGTCTGCGCTAAGCCCTTCCTGAGCCTTAAAAGGCACAAAATAACGGAGCTGCATACTCAAATCACCGTGAAAACCCATCCAAAAAGAACCGCACTGGGCTGGGGTGACTTTTCGGAGAAAAATCATTTACGGAACTGGTTCTAATTTTTGCGGGAAAGAATCGAACTCGTTGAATCAAGCCAAAAAAAAGAGTTCATCAAGAATAAATGACTTTTTTCAGAAACTGTCAATTCGGTTGAGAAAAATTATGATTTTCCGTTCTGTAGAATAGGTTTCAAGCGAGTAGTCATTCACACGCTTCAGGACTTCCCTTGCGATTTGCCTGCACTTCTCCTTTACGGAACCTAACCCGCTGATAACGTAGGTTCTGGGATTGTGACTGTTAATTCTATTAACAATCTTTTCAACTTCTATTCTAATATCATCATTTACTTGAACAAAGCTATTGGTGAGTTCAATGTTGTCGAAGAGATTTTGAATTTCTTTCTTCATTTCTTTAGGTGTCAAAGATTCTTCCAAGTAGCGACCGATAAACTTTGCAAATATGCCGTTTTGAACGAATTGAGCGACATGTAACCCTTTTGCTTTATACGTTTTCAGTATCGTGTTCCTTAGAGCTTTGCAACTTTCAGGGTTATCTTCTATGCCTCGAAGAGTTAGTCCCATTTGAAAGCAATTGCGCAGGTCTTCATCGTCAATATTTTCCCTAAAAATCTGAAATTCCGTGGTCTTTCTTTGCTTTATGAGTTCCTCGAAGCTACCTACATTCTGAAGGAGATAAGCGTCCTTTCGTTTTATTTTTTGAGCATATTCCTTAACCCTTTCAGCAGTCCATTCAAGAAAGCCTTTAACTGCACCCTTAGCTGCACTTTCTAGTGGACCTTCAGAAGGGTTAGATGCCATCCCCATGCTCTTCCAGAAAAGCAGTGATACTTAGGGGATTGTCATCTATAATAATAGTGCTCCCAGGCAGTATTGCCATATTGGAAATCCGCACAGGTTCTTTGGTGTACTTATCCAGAACAATCTCCCCTCTCTTATCCAGCACATAAGTTCCATCTGATTTAAAACCCAATTCTTGAAGCAGTAAAATCCTATAATCATCAGGCATATCTTTTATGGATAATATTTCAGGCATTTTTGATTCGCCTCATGTTTCCTTTTTTCCTTACATCCCTAACTTAGGCGGTTATTTAGTCTTACCCTACATTAGCTATATTTTTTATGGATTCTGTATTCAGTTTTGAGAACTGTTTCTCGTATGTTAGGTTTGCTATTTAACTCCTTTGGTTTTTTCCTGTTCTCAAATTCCAGTTCTAATGTTCGACAGACAGAAATGGAGCCTTGAGGCAGTTTTTCAGGGGCAAAAGGATGCATTGAGTACCCTAGAAGGGGTCCTCGAATTTAAACGTGTGTATCCTTTTCTGGTAACTTCCTTTTTTTAACTTGAATAATCAATTCCTCGTCTTCTGTTTTGAGTCTTCGTTCAAGCATTGCGTATTCGGTTAAGCCAAATCTCTTGACCATGGATGCAGCTACCAAAGCTAAACACAAGAGCAACAGATACTTAGCAAACTAAATTCGGAACAACAATGTGAGCTACTTTATTTCTGAAACCTGCATGTACGCGTTCACAAAGCGGCGCTTCCACTCGTTCCAAGCCTTAAAATCAAGAAGAGTCTGAATCTCAGCCTTCAAATGCTTATCCAGCCAAGCTGTCACCTGATTCTTAGTCTTAAACCGGGCCTTGTCAAAAATGTAATTTTGAACTTCCCAGCGGCTCGTACCCTTCACCCGCCCTAACGTGATCTGCACGCCATCCGTAATCTGCTTGACACGGAACTTATCCATCTTTGAAGGGTCTACGATACGCACCCTCCAAGTGTTCTCCTTTTCATCAATTCCAGGCACACTCTCAACCTCCAACTAATCGTTGCCGGTATCGCCCATAGGAGACGCCTTATCATTAACTTGCGTCGGCTGCTTGGGCAACTCGCCCTCAGCGGGCTTAGCCGCGTAACCGAGCTCCAAACGCGCCTCAGCCACAGTAATAATCCCAGCTTGGACCAGACCCTGAACGTACTTGGCCTTGTCTTCAACTTTAGCCTCCCAAATCGGCTTCCAAGTCACATGAGGAATCTCCTGCCCGTCGCCAAACTGGTCGTCGATGAGCTGCTTGAAAAGAGTAGTTTCCAAGACGTCGCCTATGATCTCCTGCATCATCCGCAGCCTTGTGACGTACTCCTGCATTACAACGTCAGCAGTCGCGCGGTTAGCACCTTCCGACTCACCTAGAAAAATTTTCGGCACTCCGAGAACTGCTTCACGCTCTTTGTAGAGGTAATTCAGCCAAAACTCGACGTTAATATCCTTGGTCATGCTGGGAATAGGCTCCACAAGCACGTCGCCGCGAACAAAAAGGTCAGTCGCAGGTTTACGGTTTTGAAACATCCCCATCAGCTCACCCACCTTATCGTCGCCCAGAGGCTTCTCGGGAGTGCCAGCCTTAATCACCAACATTGGCTTAGTGTAAGTGTGGCAAATCGTCGCCATGTCATTTTCAAACTGGTTAATCAACGCCTGAATCTTCAAAAGCGGCCTGAGCAAGCTAGTGCCAAAAGCATTTTCAAACCACCAACTCTTGGCACCCCATTTAAAATGCACCATGTCCTGAGCAGTGAAAACTACAGGCGGCATCGTGAGCAGCTGGATGTAACCGAACACGTTTCCGTAAGCATCACGCCTCGGCCTCATATAAACCGGATCAAGACCCTTCAACCAAGCAATCTCACCTGTGTCTTCATCTCGGCAAATCTCCAAAAAAGCGTTCCCGAAGACAAGCATATCAGTAGCTACCATACGCAGCGTACGCAAAATGTTCTGCTCGTCAAGCCAATCGGTGAGCCACTCCTGGACCTTGTCGTCGCCGCCGTCTAATTCAAACCCGTTACTTATGGCCAGGTTAACCGTAACATCGATTGCGGCTTTAATGTACGGAACAAAAGTGTATAAGTCCTTGTACTTGGGCAGGTCCTCAATGGGCGTGACACCCCAGACGAGATCAAACGCTGAGGTATATGGCGAAGTGACAAAGCCGGCGCCACTGCCCTTAAGCATGTAGCGGTTAACATAATCCATCAGAGGATTATCTTTTTCCCAAGTAACAGGGATATCCCGCTCAATCTGGCTTTTGCTGACCGCTAGAGATACATCATGCTGAGCTCTAAAAGCAGCCCTAAGCGAACGTAAACCTTTCCTGAGATGATCAGCAACAAGACTCATAGCTCAATCACTATCATATAGGAAACGCAGCAAGTCTACCAGGCAAAGGCGCCTGCACAGCACCATAAACTCCCAGCGCACAAGCCCAGAAGACATCGTCGTGCGAACCATCAGGATGACTGAACCGCAGATGCCCCGTCTTCATAAGCTCGTACTTCTCAACGTTGAGTTCAGCGGTCAAGTCAATGTCCGACGCCTTCCTGGCGGGCTCATATGGAATCTTCACCTCGCCAGTACGCATCCGCTCACGCAGGATGTTAGCCATGTCTTCCTTGCTCTGAACCGTAAACGCAACACCATTAACCGACTGAACCCCGCTATGCTGCATGTCTTCCACGATATAGTTGCCGACACCAGTAACATCGCAGTACACCGCCTGAATTCGGTGCCAGCGGTCCTGCAAACTCTTGACGTAGCCAATCACAGAGGCGTATTCCGTGTGCAAAGGGAAGCGGTGGACATGGACCACCCGCAGCAGCTTACCTTTCTTCTCTACTACGACTACGACACTGAAGTCCTGCTCTTTCCCAAAGTCGGCACCGACAAAGAACTCGCCTTGTGGCTGCTCATGAAAACCGAGAGCAAGCAAGTTACTGTCAATGCAGCTAACAATCAGGCTCTGAGTGAGCCACGCGTCGACGTCTTCCACGAACTCCGCCATGAACTCCCGCTGAAAACGGTCGATCGGCAGTTGACTCCGCATTTCGTCTATGAAGCTCTGCTTGACGAGGCCTGCTTTGACGACTTCTTCGCAGGTTATCATGTGCTTGCTGAACGCGGGTGCCTGGCACATCCGGTAGTAGACGCTGTCCTTGCTCCACGGCGTGCTGCTCGCGATAAGCGTGCCGTCGGTAGTGCTCAACATCGGGTAGAGGACGTTGTAGAAGACCAGTTTGTCGTCCTTGAAAAAGGCGCTTTCATCACAGATAATTTGTGACGCCGCGTAACCCCTAAGGAGTTGTGGGCTGTTGGGTAAGGCAACGATTTTGCTACCGTTGCGGAACCGTATGGTGGTACGCTGCAGTTTGACGACGAGGGCTTGCCGTTTCTCCGTTGGCAGGCTGCCGAGGAAGTCTTGGATGCGGTCGCTCATTATCATGCTTTGGCGGAGGGTGGGAGCCACAATCAAGGTCAAGGTCTTCGGGTAGGCGCAGGCGTACCAGATTGCGCGCAGAGCGATGCAGGTGGTTTTTCCCGCCTGCCTGCTCCAACGTACCACGATGCGCCGCGCCTTGTCCCGGAGGAGGCCAGCCTGATACTCTAAGACCTGAAACCCGAAAAATTCGCGTGCGAAAACAACTGGGTCGTCAGGTACAACAATGCTCGAGGGGGCAAACTCAGGGGCCTGCTGACTCTCTCGGCGGCTCTCCACCAAACTCCGCAACCTCAACCGCTGACGCTGCTTCAAGCACTACACCGCCAAGCAAAAAATGAACCAACGCTGAATTGTTTACGGCATTTGTTTCTGGTTTATGGATTTGACTGTCTTCATCTTTTTCCCTGAATTTATTTCGGCTGTTTCAGACTTAAGACCAGTAGAACGGTCATAGTAACTGGGTAACCAAATTACGGCAACTGGGAAAGAGCTAAAGGTCGACCTTTCAGAAAGCTGAAGCAAAACAAGTATCACTTAGTTGCCGCTCACAAGTTAGAGTTAGCTTGTCAGGTTCTGTTAACTCTTAAATTTCCTTAGGTTTTGCTGAGCTTTTGAGCAGGAGATTCTCTTTTTACAAACTTTAAATAATCTCGCACCGATAAATGATTAAAGTGAAATCCATCTCACCGAGGCCCTTTAATGGTTGTTGATGTTGTTTCACTCATTTTCTATTGTCTATTTTTTCTTGTGCTTTCATTGATTGGGATTCGGGGTCGAGGAAAATGGCAGCAGAGAGGAATGGTCACTGGATTCATCGTAGCTCTTTTCACAGAAATGTGGGGTTTTCCGCTTTCTCTATTTCTTGTTACAACACTCGGACATAGTAATTCATTGCCATATCAGTTTGATAATTTGGTGTACTATTTCACTCAAACAAGAAGTGCGAGCGATTTGGCTTTTGTCAACCCACCACTCGCATGGCTCGCGGAGTACACTTTAGCCAGGGGTTTAACATTACTGGCTCTTTTGCCTATAATCAATGGTTGGCTCTACTTGAGGAAAAACATTAAAGACGGGTTGGTAACTAAAGGACCTTATTCAATCAGTCGAAACCCACAGTATGTGGGTTTTGTTCTTTTTGTTATAGGAATGACGCTATATTGGCCTACCTTAATCACAGTCCCGATGGGTTTGTTGCTCTGCTTTGCGTATTACCACCTTGCAATCAGCGAAGAAAAATACCTTTCAAAAACATTTGGTGTAGAGTATCAAGAGTACAGTCACAAAACACCAAAGTTTCTAGGCCGAAAATCATTCAGGATTTTTACGCTTCCGAAAGGATTGAATTTCACGGAAAGAATTGTTGAAGTAGCTTTACTCATTCCTTTCATTCTGTGGTTTGCGGAGTGCATACCAGGAATAATATTTGGGACCAATATTGTAAGAACCTATTGGTTTCCAATCGCATATGCTTTTCAGGTTTACATAGGCGTGGTTATTTCTTTCATCCTTTTGATTCCAGTTACGCTTGTTACCTTTGTCAAATGGTATCTTAAAAAGAGAAAGCATCCTGATATTGTTCCGACTTAAAATTTGTCTCAGGATGCCTAGCGCGCGGTACAACAATGCTCGAGGGGGCAAGCTCAGGGGCCTGCTGACTCTCTCGGCGGCTCTCCACCAAACTCCGCAACCTCAACCGCTGACGCTGCTTCATCAAAAATTGCCTCATGATTAGCCGTATTCGGGTTTGGACTTTTATGCCAGATTTTGGCACCGCTCAAGTAGTCCCTTATCAGAATGTCACTGAGCCATTCCATGAGGATGGGACATTTTTCAAGAAATGATTAGAGCTGTCCTTTAAGGAACTGGTGCAGCGGTATTCATACGTGATCGTGTAGATGCCCTCTGACAGAGCGTCGGATTTTGTGGATGTCTTGATTGGATGTACTTTCAAAGGCAGATTTTTCATTTCAGTTCAACTCTCCATTTACCTTTTGTAAATTTCGACATCGTAAATTCTACTGAAAAGTACGGTTTAAAAAAAGAAAAGGGTTGGTTGGCAAAGTCCATCAGTTTAGGATTTGCCTGTTTGCTTTTTCTTCGCTTAGCCTTCTTGCTCTGGCAGCACTTAACTTTGAGCTTTTTCTGCTTCGGGACTTATGTCCGCTTTATGTTTACACGTTTGAGCGTTAGCGCACGTTATGCAGTCGTCTGGTGTGCAGTCGTCTTCAACGTCCACATATTTTACTTCGGAGTTTTCGACAAACCAGTCGTAAATGCTTCCGTCAACGCTTGTTAAGTCTTCGCGCAACTCCTTTTTGTCTTTAAGTGCTTCCAACGTCTTTTTAATTAAGCTAAGTTGGTGCTCGTCGAACGTGAACTGCCGCGTGTACTTGTTAGCCGCCATGTCCCATTGTACGCCACCGTTGCTCGCTCCCCGAATGTTGAATTTAAAGATCTCTTTTTTACGGAACTGAAGCATCTGACGTAGCTCAGATGCGCAGCGCATGTCGGTTAAGTCGCCCTTTTCAGGTAAAATCGACAATAACGACAGCCGCGTCGCTAACCTAAGATTTATTGTACGTTTTTCCATTAAAATTCCTTCTTAACTTTAAACTAAAAACAAAAAACTTTTGACTTGTAGTGCTTTGCAGTGGGTTACTCCACTGCCTAAACGTTTAAGCCTGAACTTGAACTACGCCGGAGCTTTGGGTTGACGTCGTAAGAGCTTTCCATAACTGCCGCTGTAAACGTTGCTTGAATTGTGTAAACTGTTTTAACACCGTTAACTGTTAAGACAAAGCTGTTGTTAACAGTTTCTTCGAACAGTTTCCAGGCTTGTAATGAAGTGGCGATGGTTGACTCGTTGTGTAAATTCACCTCCTAGGCCCATGTTTTTCTTTTCCATTGATGCTTAGCATCCCGAGCTATGCTGGGTCCGTTTACCATGAGTTTGTAGAATGACTTCTTCATCAAATTCAAGTTGATTTTGTAGTTATGGAGTATTTTCAGGTTTGCGACGTTGGCTTCTACCGGAGGTATTGCTCGTAGGGTTAATCAGTCGCTTGCGTCTAATTCAACTATATTTTGCAGCTGTCTCGTCTTTGTTAGATCTGGCTTTATAAAATTTCTCTGCCACGTTAAGTCGGCAGGTAATCTATAGATGCCGAGTTAAGAGATACCTTATTGCCAGGATAATACACGCCGTAGCCCACAAGCTGGTAGGTTGTTCCTCCTGTCAAAGTAAGACCAGTTGGACTGCCTTGGCTGATGTCGACTGTGGCAAGTGTATTGTTAGGAATAGCTGTCCATTCACCGGGAAAAGTAGTTCCGTAACCCCAAAGCGCATTGCCACTGCTGTCTTCTATGGCTATGTTGAAATAACCAAACTCTCCTCCTGCTAAATAGGCGTTGAAATCAAGAATGTTTCCAGTCTGCGGCATAACAAAACTTCCAAGATTGCCAGTATTCAAAGGAGTGCTTGAAGTAGTGAACATCTCAAGAGTGTGGTTTGCATTCATTAATACGGGGATTGGATTGGTGTTTCCGACGTTGGTGCCGTCTAGTGACCAGTAGTTGAGTACGTAACCTGAATTGGGAGTGCAGGTAACTTGAGGTGATGTATTGGTGATCTCTTGATATTGCCCAGCTGAAGGAGTTGTTGTTCCATGTGAATCGCCATATTCTATGGTTAAAGTCTGATAGGTAGCAGGTGAAAACGTGAAGGCGCCGTTGCCGCTGAAAGATGCGTTGCCGGAAAAGGACCGTATTCGTGGCAGGAAGCGTAGTCTTGGTGGGAAGGGTAACAATCTTTCCATTTACGCGTTCTCCTTTGTTAGTTGCTCAAGTTGCGTTCTAAGTTTAACGTTTTCTTCTGCCAGCTCATCCATCTGTTTCTTGAGTTTTTTCATTTCGGCAATTATCGGGACGCCCAGCCATTCATAATGAACTCCTGACACCAAACCGTCACTTTTCCATGTTAATTGTGGACATAGCTCTGCAACTTCTTCCGCGATTAAGCCTATTTGTCGGGTTGGGTCGCATTCGCCCTTAGGGTGGTAGCTCACAGGTCTTAGGTCGTAAAGCCATGAGCAGTCGTCTAAAGTTTTTACCTGCTCCTTAAACCGTATGGATGATGAAAGTGTAACGATACAGTTTGTATAGCCAGTTGTATTGCCAATGTACAATGCGCCGCCAGCGCTAGCTGGAGGGGTGGGAAGACCGATTGCAATCGTATGAGCAAAGCTTGCACATGACTGTGCATTCGCTGCGTTATATGAGACTTGGAAATATTGAGTGCCGCCCACCTCGACGATGAAGGAACCCGAAGAAGGATTGATAGTCATGCTTCCGCTAGATGAGTATGAGTTACAGGTCAAACCGCCTGATATACTAAAGCTGCCGTTGAGAGATACAGTGCCTCCAGGATTGCCCAATGTGAAAGTGCCGCCAGCAACACTCAGGTTTCCAGCGATGCTAGATGTTCCCGTACCATTGACTGTGAAGTTTCCACCAACCGTCATGGTTCCAGAGCCATTGTCAAGAACTGTACCACCGCTTGTTTGAATCAACGATGAAAGGGTTATTGCGATACCAGTGCTAGAGTTTTCAAGGACTAAGCCAGATGAACCGTTGATTGTCCCAACGCCCAAGGTTCCTGTCATTGTTCCGCCTGACAACAGCAAATACGATGACAGGGAAGAAGCCGTTGCATAATAGCTTGCTGATTGACCGTTTAGCTCCGTTGCATTTGTTGCCGTTGCTGCATTTCCACTTATACTCATAGCTTGTGTACTTGCCCAAGTCGGTGTCCCAGAAATCGTTCCACTCAACGTTGCTCCATAGTTGAGGTACAGCGGCGTCTGAACATTAATGTAACCCTGCGAACCTAGTGGTTGAATTGAACTTGAAACATATATTGCCAGGACATCTAACGCACCTAGATTTCCGGGACCAGCTGAAGTACAAACCTCGAGAGTTGAAGCAGCTATTTCAGCAAGATACATTGCCCCATACGTATTATCAAATTCTATTCCATTAGTAGCGGTCATTACTGGTGGCGATGAAAAGGTTTGCGCTGCACTAAACGTCTGAGCTGTTCCTAGCAGAGCTGCTGTTCCTGTAGAGGGTACTGTGAGGGTGTAGGCTCCGTTGAAGGTTATGCCAGCTGCAGCTGAAAGCGTGAAGGTTAAACCATAAGCGCCAGTAATCGTTATTGTTGAAGCGGAGTTGTTAGCCACTCCAGTGCCGCCGTAATTAGCAGGAATCGCGCCGCCTGCCCAGCTGCAGTTGGTACCGAAAGTCTTGTTCGTTACGGTTTGGGTCATATTAGCAGTGACTATGGCGTCGTTGGCAGTTAGAACAGGGATCGCTAAAGTATAGTCGCCGCTGAAAGATGACGCAGTTAACGTAGTGTAGTATGTTCCTGTAGAGTTCCATATTGTTAAAGCGTTTGCGGAGCCAGTTTTTATGACGGGAACAGCGGTAAATGTTTTAACGGCAGAAAATGTCTGTGCTGTTCCTAACACGTCAACGGTGTCAGTTACAGCGGGTAAAGTCAAAGAAGTTGTTCCAGAAACCGTTAGAGTCAAGCTGTTGGCTCCGGAGATTGTGAATGCACCTGCAGTAGAGACAGAGCCGCCGAGAGTAATTGTGTAGGACCCGTTGTTGTGTCCTGTGCCGCCGTAGGTGCTGCCGAGAGTGCCAGTTAAAGCGCTGACATTGATGGAGTTTGCTGGAACCGTGAAAGTTGACCCGCTCGATAGGGCGAAGGCTGTGGTGTAAATCGTTGCCGCGTAGACGGCGTTCCATAGGCTAGACGAGTTGCCCAGCATCCAAGTATTCGTCGCAGGAGATGATGAAGGGAGGAAATCGCCCATAAGTGATATAGTCCCGTAATGGTTGAATTGACCTGTTGTATATGCAGACGTGAAGCTGTTCCAACTACTGGTGTAAACGTACCATGTACTGCTTCCAGTGTTGTAGTAGACTTGTCCATGAGTTGGGCTAGACGGCGCTGAAGAGAGATACTGGGGGTTTCCAATTATATTGCCGACCCAAGCGAACGAGGTCGTGCCACTAGCATTCATAATGGCTCCGCCATATTGGTTGTATGCAAAGTAAAAGTAGTTGGTTCCGCTTGAGTTGTTGAAGTCCAACGTTGGTTGGTTTGTGCTTGAGTCAAGATATACTATGCCGTCCAAAGTAGTAGAACCCGAGACAACAATGGCGGGGAAAGTCTGCGTGGCGGTCCACGTATTGGTGTTACCAAGGTTCAAACTTAAGCCGCTGCTACCGTTCGACAGAGTGGAGCCGCTGAGGAGTATGGTATATGATGCCGCGCCAACGCCAGACGGGTTCGAGACACTCAGACCGTTCGTCGCCGTTAATGATGAAACCAATGGCCCTGCAAGGTTGTTGTTTGCAATGCTGCTTGCCGTACTCAGTATAGTTCCCGAAGTGGGCAACGTTACCGATGTGGTGCCTGACAGGGTAAACGTTAAGGCGTAGCTTCCTGATGTGGTGAATGCACCTGCAGTTGAAACGCTGCCGCCCAAGGCGATAGTGTAGGACCCGTTGTTGTGTCCTGTTCCTCCGAAGGTGCCTGTTAACGGATTTGTAAGCGTAAGGCTTGAGAAAGTAGGTGAAGACGTCGTTAGAAGAGATTGATTCAAGCTGACGTTTTGAGTGGTTACAGTTATGGTATACGAGTTGCTTACGCCAGTGCCACCGTATGTCGCGCCTATGATGTTGCCGGTCCAGCCGCAGCCTGAGCCCATCGTCTTATTGGTCAACGATTGTGACAGGTTGCCGCATACGATAGCGTCATTCCCAGTTAAGATTGGAATTGACAATGTATAATTGCCGCCGAACGTCGTTCCAACCAGTGTAGTGTAATAGGTACCGGCCGAATTGTACAGAGTCAGCAGCGACGTCGAGCCTGTGCTGATCGTCTTGACAGCGGTTATAGTCTGCGCCGAGTTTAAAAGCGCCACATTGATGCCTAAAGTTAACTGCTGGCTTGACACGCCAAGGTTTGAGCCAACGCTTGTTATGTATTCGGTCGTAGACGTCAAAAAGCTTGATGTTGCTGAGCCCCAGTCCGAAACTTGACTATGCGTTAATGTCCAGCCACTAGCAATAGCTCCTGATCCTGAAAGATTCGAAGGCGTAACAGTAGTTAAGAAGCTAGGAGCGCCCGTTATCTGGCTCCAAGCGATGCTCAGCGAACTTTGAGTAAGCGATAACGCCCCATTCGACACTGTAAATGGTTGACCTGAACTTATAGAGGTTATGAACGCTGGTGGAGGATTCTGCCAGCTTGGATTAGCGTTAGCGCCTTGACTTGTTAAGACTTGTCCACTCGAGCCTGCTGAACCGTTTATTTGCAGCGAACTTGTTGAACTCCCAAAATATAGATTGATGAAGTTATTTGCGCTGTTGCCTGAGTTGATTTGTATGCCGCCGATGCCACCACCATTTGAAGGCAAAGGCTGCAGGTAATTAAGGTAAACTGCGCCCGCATCCAGTGCGCCCCAATAATACTGGTGCGAGTTGTGTGTGAAAGTTCCGCAGCCTGCATTTGCATCCGAAAATAGTCCTAAGGTGTAGGGGTTAACCCAGATGAGGTAGGCGTTTGTGCTAGAAGGGTTAAAGATGACTGATCCAGCGACCCAGAGGCTTCTGGGAGTGTATAAGTCTCCTGAAGTGCAGAGGCCCGAAGAAGTTGAGAATTCACCTGCAGTTGACGACCAAGTGTAGATGTTAGGGGAACCGGACACGTAGCCTGAACCGTTGCTGAAGTACAGATGGTTAGTGTACAAGTCGCCGCCGCCGTAAAGTATGAAGCTTGCCGGCACGCTGCTTGTGCCCAAGATTAAGCCTTGACTGGCATTCCATGAAAGTTGACCAGAACCAACCGTTAACGTGCCACTAATCGCTGCATTTCCTGAACCATTATCAAGCGTATTATAAGCCGAAACAACACTGCCATGAGCAATCAAGTTCCCTAAATTCAAGTGCGCAGGAGTAGCTTCATCATATTGAAATAAGAACAACGTATCGTAGAAGCCTGAAAGGTTGTTGCCTTTTATCCAATTTTGGACAGTTTGGTTCCACATGTAGTATCCTGCTGAATATTGATTGCCAAGCCAGGTATAATTTTGAGTAAGGTTAAAGAGTTGTCCTGGTTGTTGTCCGCTGGGAAAACTTATTCCACTAGGATAGGGTATCTGTGAAGAGCTTAAGTAGATGCCGGGCGGCGATGATAACACTGGATTACCTCTAAAGCCGTAGTTTAGCACAACAGCCCCTTGCGCGCTAGCAAGCATTCCACCAACTTGTAAATCTTTTTTTACCACGAAAGAATAATTCGTGCCTAAAAGCGGAGCGTAGTCATAATCAGAGTTTGTGAACAAAAAGATGTCCGAATAATTACCAGGGGCGGGATAATTTTTCGCTGTATCTGTATCAGTAAATCTTAGGACGCTTTGACCTTCAGGCAACTCGCCAGTGAGATATATGGCTACTACTTGCCCGTTTGATCCAATTAAAGGATATGCAGTTGCAAGTTGTGGAGAATTTGACGTGTCATCAGGTTCAGAAATTGTAACAGTGGTGGTGCCAGCAGAGTAGCCCGATCCGCCCGTATTAATGTCAATTCTGGTAATCCGTTCGTAAGTTTTGTCCCATTCTGCTGAAGCAGTCGCATTTGAGCCTGTTCCGCCTATTGTTACGGTAGGAGTATTATTCATGTAACCGTAACCGCCTGCTTTGCCGCCCGTAAGAATTATTTGCTGGACAGTTCCGTCGCTTCCGATTATTGCCATTGCACTCGCGGTAAGGCCTGATGGCGGACTTGAAATGTACACGGCAGGAGGGGATGTGTAACCGCTACCGCCGTATGTGACCACGATTGAAGTAACTGTCTGGTAAGTTGCATCTATTTGAGCTGTTGCTGTTGCGTTTGAAGTGGCGCCTCCTCCGATAATGGTGACTGTGGGAACTGAAGTGTAGCCAGTGCCACCACCGTTGCCAACCTGTATGAGAGCCATAGTCTGCTGGGTGGTCGGGTAAGGAGCATCAGATTCTAGATTTACAATATCTGAATAGTCAGTCTCGCTCAT